GCCGCTCCATCCAGCAACCTCACCCCCGCTTCCACCATCGCCCGGAACGCCTCCGGATCCTGTGCCATCATGCGCTGCGCCAATCCCGTCCGCGCCGCCGCGTCGCCTCGATAAAACGCCGCATCAATTTCGTCCAGCGCCCGCGCCCGTTCCGCCGCCGACTTCGCTTCTGGGACTCCCCCTGGATAAATCTCCCTCAGCGTCCGCGCATCCTCGGGCGTCGCAAACACCTCGCGATACGCCGCAACTTCCGTCTCCGCCCTCTGCTTCCCATCCCACAACGCCTTCGCCTCATCTCCATGCCAGGGGTCCTTCATCCGCGCCGCCAGCCACTCCGGCACTTCGCCCTTGGCGCCGTCTTTGTAGGGACCGCCCTCTGAGGCCGTGCGCTCTCCCCGTGCAGCGACCCCTCGCTCATCATCCGTTAGCCTATCGATCGCCGCCCCGTCTCGGCCGCCCTCTGCGCTCCTCGGCGTCTCTGCGGTGAGTCCTTCTTTCTCCGTCGATTCTGGCGCCGCCTCCAGCCCCACAATCTGCTCGTCCGTCAGCGCAAACACTTCCCCGCCTGCCGTCATTGTCCCCGCGTCCACAAAATCCTCCGCCACGTTTTGGAGTGCGGGAGCCTCCTCCCGCTTTTCCCCAGAATGTATCCCTCACCCAGACTAGGCAGCTCTGCCGCATGACCATAGCCTCTCGATTCTCAAGCGGACTTGATTATCGTGAGAATAATCAGCTTCAAAACAAACCAAATCGAGTCAACCGCAATCTCATCCCTTGATCGCTTCATCGGATAACTCAACGCGGCGCACATTTTGCGGCCTCTATGACGCTCTACGCCGCAGGGCTGTGGAAAGTTCCAGTCACCCTATTGGGCTGGTTTCGTCTCCTGCATCGCCCGCAAATGCGCCTCCGCATGCGCCCGCACATTCCCAAACCCCGCCGGATTCGTCATCTTCGCCGCCTGCCCCGCCTCCGAGTTCGCCCACCGCTTGCACTCCTCAAACCCCACCGCGTGATCATCGAGCAACGCATCCACCGCCACCGATGGCAGCACAGTCACGCCACTCGCTGTTCCGTCGTCCCGAGTGCCAGCGAGGGATCTGCTTTGACCTTCCTCCGATGACCTCGGCATCCTCTGTGTCTCTGCGTTGGTGTTTTCTGGACTCGTCACTCGCCACTCGCCACTCGTCACTGCTCTTTCCACTACAATCGGCGCCCCACCCAGCAGCACCTGAATCTCCCGCAACTGCTTATTCCGCGCATCCTCCCCCGGCACCACCAACTCGCTCAGCCCCAGCACATTCTTGATGTACCCAACATTCGCCGGCTCCGCCAGCGCTTCCTGGATCAGCGGATCCTTCACCGCGAACAATTGCTGCAGCACGCTTCTTTGCTGCGACTTCAGTCGCGGAAAACTCTCATCCGCTTCCGCGTGCACACAGATATTCCCCTTCAAATCCGCCACCCGAATCAGCCGCGCATCGAGCGCGCCATCCGGCCCGAGCAGCGGCACCTCCACCGCTTCCGGCCGGTTCTTCCGGAAGCAATCTACGCCCAGCAGCATCACGTCTGCATAAAACTGCTTCAGCCTGCGCCACACCAGCCCCAACCGCCCCAGCGCCTGGTCGCGCGCCAACGCGTACCCGCTTGCCGTCTTCACGTCCTCCATGTTTCCTCCAAACACTGCAGGAAACAGTCCCGTCAGAAATTGCGCCACCGGGCCAATCAGATCCTGTTGATGTCGAATCATGTCAGGAGGCACTTGCGCCGGCGCTGGCTGGAAAAATCCTGCTGCCAACGGTTGCCCCGGCCGCGCACGCGCTGGAAAATGCGCTGCGGGCTCCGCCACCTGGTTCGAGAGCGAATCGAAATCCAACACTTGCGGGTCCGCGTATATCGGCGGAATCCCGTACTCGTACGTCTCTGCCTGGATGTTCGACAGCGTGTTGTACCGCTCCTGCACCTGCACCAGCGAATCTCCCACGCTCGGACGGTTCTGCCCGTCCCCTGGCAACGCGTGCAGCACACGCCAGTGGTCATCCATTCCTTCATTTCGCGCTTCGCAATACGCGTCGCCCGCAAACGCCACGTAGCATCCGTCCGGAAACAGTGCCAGCAAATCTCGCCGCACCGTTTCGTCTTCCACGCCGTAAAACGCCCACGGCCGCAGCCACGTCCGGTCAAATGTAATCAGGTTCATCAGCGCATCGCCCGGATGCAGCGTCGGCAACCCTTGCTCCACGCTCAGCCGCGACACGCGCGCGTACACATCTTCTGCATCCTGCGACGGCGCGCTCTCGATCTTTTCCGCCGCCAGCGGATACGCCGCCTTCAACTTCGCCCGATGCACCTCTGCTTGCCATTGCAGATACGGGTATTCGTGCATCTCATTTGCCCACACCGGCGTATTCAACTCCAGGCCGCCTGCAATCGAAATCACTTCCTGCCCATTCGCCACCCGCCGCACACTCGCTACTCGCGGCACCGTCACCCGCTCCGCCCTCTTCAAATCCTTCCCGCCAAGCTCCGTCCCGCAATCAGGACAAGCCCGTGGCACAGCCATTCCTGGCTGCGCGCCTTTCCCTGGCCCAATTCCTCTCCCGTTGTAGGGTCCGCCTTTTGAGGCGGACCGCTCTCCAATCGTTGCGTCTTGAGCGCCACCAAACGAATTGTCATCCTGAGGAGCCCTCCCGTGGCGGGCGCCGAAGGACCGATCCTCGCTAGGATCTCTCCGTGCCCTCTGCGTCTCTGCTACCTCTGCGTTAAGCTTTTGTACCGAGCCCTCCTGATCTCCGTTCGCCGTTCGCGGATCGCCCTCATCAACGGCAATTCTCTTGCCGCACTGCGGACAGACAATCGCGTCCCTACCCAATGGCACTTCAATCGCCTCCAGAATCTCCTCGTCCCGGAACCCGAACCGCTGCCCATCCTCCACATACCGCACATACGCGCCCAGCTTTCCGTCCGTCCACAAAAAATATCCAATCGCGGTGAGCAATTCCTCCACGTGATTGTTCCGCTCGATCAATTCCGCCACATCGCTAGCCGCGCGCGCCGCCGCAATGTCCACCAACGACTGCGTGCTCTGCGGATAGAACCGCACACTCGGAACGTCCTGGCTCAGCACCGCCACAAACGACAGCCCAAATCCTTGATAGAAATTCGTCACAAACTGGTACCGCGGCATCTCCTCCAGCTCCCGGTCATCCTTGGAACGCCGCTCGTACGGCAAGTGCCAATTCATATCCGCAGGATTCCACCATGCATACTGCATCCCCTGCCAGAACATCCGCGCCTGGCGAATTCGCCGAATTTCATGCCGCCGCGCTGCCACTCCCTCCATCCGGTATCCGCGCACCAGCTCCCGCAGCGCCGCCACTAGCTCCGGCCGCTCCTCCTCCAACCGCTCCAGATTCGGCCCCAGATCCATCATTTCCCCCGCCCATGTAGCGCCAGCTTTCATGCCAGCGCTTTTCAAGTTCGCATCATCAAATCCGTCATTCCGAGCGAAGCGAGGAATCTCTCCTGCCACTTCACCGTTCCAACTCTTATCGACCGTCGCCATGTTTCCGCGCTCCAAATTCCCAATCTCGTCCTTCGACAAACTTTGTTGCGTCGCTCCTCAATAGTGCTCGAGGGTGCCCCATCCTTTCGCGCCGTTTGCGAAAGGGTGGATTCTGACGGCGTTACGCCACAAGCCCCCTTCTCTTTCCTCACTCCCTTACTTCCTCGCCGTCGTCGCTTCTTCCTCTTTCACTCTCTGAATCTGTTGCCACGACCTTCGCCTGAGTCGCGGCACTTCCTCTATCCGTTCATCGCCGGTCTCCACCGGAGGAAACCCCGCCGTCCCCAGCAGCGAATTCAACATCGCGCGGTTCTCCGCCCGCAGCCGCGCCACTTCCTCCTCCAGCATCGCCACATACCGCGATCTGCAGACCTTTCGCAACCAACTCATCGACCCTCCGAACAGCCTTCCGAATCCGTTTGTAGCGGACGCTTTACGCGTCCATCCTGCTCTTCTAACGCGAACCAGGTCCGCACCGTGGCTTAAGCCCGTCACCGCACAGTCCGTAGCGCCGTGGCTTTAGCCCGGCATCTTTGTGTCTTGAGCGGCAGCCTTGCGGCCCCTAGTCTAGTCCTCACAAATATGCTGATTGATCGCGAACCGTATCCCGTTTTCCCTCACCACTGCGTCAATCTCCTCCCGCTCCATTTGCTCCCGCCAAACCTTCTCGCAACATTCCTTGGCGCTGCACTGGCTGCCACAGCCGCAATTCTCGAGCCCCGCCTCGCAAGCACTGCACACCCACCCGCACGCCTCAGCCGTATTCAGCTTCATACTCCGCCTGGTTTTCTTGGACTGCGGCTTGCCCTGGAAGGGCGATTCATCGCCGCTTTTACGGTTTCATCACAATCGACCGAAGCCGCCTGCACCCTCTACTCGATCTGCGCGAGTCTTATTCCGTTCCTCGCGTATCTCCGCGGCCTCTGCGCCTCTGCGTTAGTTTTCTTCTTTCGCTCGGAGTGAACCGAACGACCCGCTTTTTTCCATCACTTTCTTATTTCCTTATTCCCTTACCTCATTCTTCTGCCAAACTTCTTCGGCCCCAATTGCTTTCGCGCCTCTTCCTCCAACCGCGCCCGGTGAATCATCCGCGACGTCGGATCCTCGGCCGTAATCTGCCTTTCGATCTGCACATCCACCGGCATCCCCGGCACGAATCGCGGCCCGCACGCTTCAAATTTATTGGGCGGGGCCTGCCCCGCCCCGGGCGCACTTCGGTGTGCCCCAAAGCCGGCGTATCTCACGCCGGAAACTATTCCATATCTCGCCGCGTCCGCAGGATCATCCCCTTCCACCTTCCGGATGTCCTCCACGCGTTTCTCATCTCTCACGAGCTGCGGCAGGCCCTCAATCAGTTCCTTGCAATTGTCCGCAATTACCCAATCATCGTTCTCGAGCATCTGGTACATCAACTGCCATCCACCAATACGATCGTCATCCGCCGGTATCGGCCTAGGCAGCCCGTTCTGCTCCAGCACCTCTCCCACTTGCTCCGCAATCGACGCCTCGCTCGTCCGGTGCGCAAATGCATCCGGCGACATCACCACTTCGCGGATTCTCTCGTCC